ACAGGCGGTATGTCAACTAGCGCCGAGATCGGGCAAAGCGTACTAAACAGTTTGCTCGCCTACCAGCGTACTAACGGGCCACTCGACTTACAGATCGCGTCGTAATGGCAGGTACAGCCGTTGTTGCTAGTGGCAACTATGACTTAGAGATTGACACAGGGTTTATTCAAGACGCATTTTTACTTGATGACGCAACCGCTGGCGTACTTAATAACACTCAATATGTGCTTGACGGTACGACAGATTTTGCGAGCGTGCTTGACGGCGTAAACAGCATTACGGTTAAACGTGGCCGACGCGATCAGGGCGACCAATTTAGTGCTGGCACTATGTCATTCAATATGCTTGACACGGCAGGTATTTTTAACCCGTTTGACACTAATTCGCCGTACTACGACACACCGCAAGCGCAACCGGGTCTTGCGCCTATGCGTCGAGTGCGTTTGTCGCGTTACAGTTCGTTAAACGTTAAAGAATATTTGTTTGTTGGCGTGATCGTTAACTATGACTACAACTTTGCGTTGGGCGGTCTTGACACCGTTACCGTTTTTTGTGCAGACGATTTTTATTTGTTAGCGCAAACATTTTTAGACGAATTTAACGTTAGCGAGCAGTTGTCTAGCGCTCGAGTCACGGCGGTACTAGATCGGCCTGAGGTTGCGTTTCCAGCGTTAACGCGCGACATTGCTACAGGTACACAGACCCTTGGCGGTTCAGCAGCGTTCACGGTTGCACAGGGCACAAACGTGCTTGGCTATTTGTCTGACGTAAACGAGGCTGAGCAGGGTCGGCTGTTCATGTCACGTACGGGTGACCTTGTGTTTGACGCTCGACTAGGCACAACGCTGACCCCAGCGGTAGCAGACTTTCATGACGACGGCACAAACATTCCGTACAACGGCGTAGGCATAACCTTTGAAGCCGACCAAGTAACCAACCGTGCAGTCGTACAAATACTTGGCAGCAACAATCCGCAGGTCGCTGACGACGCTGGCAGTCAAACCAAATATTTTGTGCAGACTTACAGCATCACTAACAGCCTTTTGCACAACGACAGCGCCGCACTTGACTTGGCGGTCTATTTGCTTGACCCTGAACCTGAGGCACGGTACACGTCATTAGCCACGTCGTTTGCTTTGTTGACTAGCGCGCAACGTGACACGGTGGCCGTGATTGACGTGGGCGACACGATTACAATTGAGAAGTCGTTTACGTCAGGCGTGACGACTACGCAGTTGGCACAAGAACTGGCAGTTGAGGGCATTGAGCATACGATCAGCGTTAATGCCGGGCATAGCGTTATTTATTACACGTCGCCAACTACCGTCGTTTACGAGTTAATACTTGACGATTTAACGTTTGGTATCATCAACGCAGACAACGCTCAAGGGTAAAGTAGGCAAACATGGCAACAAGACAAGATTTCACAGCAGGTCAAGTTTTACTCGCATCAGAACTAGACGCAATGGCAACAGCGATGATTGCAATTAACGCGCAGACTGGCACAACTTACACAACAGTTTTAACTGATGACGGCAAACTAATTACGGCAGATAACGCGGCTTCTATTGCTTTGACTATTCCGCCTAATTCGAGTGTGGCTTACGGTATTGGTACGCAGTTGAACATTATGCAACTTGGCGTTGGCGTTGTAACCATTACGGCTGGCGCGGGCGTTACTTTGCGTAGTAATGGCACAAAACTTAAAACTAATGGCCAATATGCGGTTGCGACTTGTTGCAAAATTGCTTCCGATACTTGGGTTGTTGTCGGTAATTTGTCGGCATAAATTATGCAAATTTTGGCAGGCGTTACGCCAAGAGCGTTAATAATTGTTGACTATTTAGTCTTGGCGGGCGGAGGAGCGGGCGGAGGAAAAGTTGGCGGCGGCGCTTTTAATAATGGCGGGTCGGGATCCAATTCAGTTTTTAGCACTATCACGGCGACAGGCGGAGGTGGAGGATTCGCGGGCGACGGGAACGGAATTGACGGCGGATCGGGCGGAGGAGCGGGCGGAACAGGGACGAATCGAACTGGAGGAGCGGCTTCTCCAAGCGGTCAAGGTTTTGCAGGCGGTAATTCAATCAGCACAGCCGGAGGCGGAGGCGGAGGCGCGTCAGCCGTCGGAGCAAACGGAAGCGGGCTTCAATGCGGAGCGGGCGGAAATGGTCGTGCTACAGACATAAGTGGGACTAGCACAACATACGGCGGTGGTGGCGGTTGTGGATTATTTGGCGGGGCTTCTTCTGCTGGCGCAGGCGGTACGGGTGGCGGTGGTGCAGGCGGAAAAACAGCGGCGGGCGGAAACGGTACAGCAAATTTAGGCGCAGGCGGTGGGGGCGGCGATCAAGGCGACGGCGGATTTATGGGAGGCGGAGGAGCGGGCGGTATGCGTTGCACCGTTACAGGCACGGGCGGGTCGGGCAGTTTAGAAACAGCGCTTGAAATTTTACCTGCAACAAATTACACGGTAACGGTAGGCGCGGGCGGCGCTCGAGGTAATTTTATGGGCGGCAACGGTGGAAGCGGGACAGTAATTTTACGTTACGCAGACACTTTTACAATAACTATTGGCGCAGGTTTAACAGGTTCAGAAAGTGCAGCAGCAGGCGGTTACAAAAGAGCAACTTTTACCGCTGGTACAGGCAACGTGAGTATCGCATAATGACTACTTATTGGGCTGAACTTGATACAAATAATTTGGTAACGCAAGTTATTACAGGCGTTGACGATTTAACTATTGAAGGATTACCAGCAAACGAATTTTATAGCAATTTTGTTGGTGCGGTTTGTGTTCAAACTTGGATAAATCGCGACGACAAAACTTATGCGGGTATAGGTTTTACTTACAGTTTTGAAACGCAAGATTTTACTGCACCTACGCAACCGCAACCGCCCAACCCGTTGCCTTGGCCGCCTGTTGACGAGCCGTAATGCGATGCGCTACGGGCTATTTGCGCTGATACTTATGTTGACCGCTTGCGAAACAACACGCGACAACACACTTACAGTTAAGTCACGGGTCAAAAACATGACGCTAGATAACTGCAACGTGCCTGACCGATGCGGCATAACACCATGACTCGACACAGATACACAGCCGACGAACTACACGCACGCATGATCGTCACCGTTGGCGTACTGCTTGCAATAGTTTTTAGCACAATAGTTTTAGGCATGACCTACGGCCTGTTGTTTGTGTCGCAACCCGAGAAACAAGCACCAAACGACGCAGCGTTTATTGACTTAATGTCAACTATTGTTGTGTTTTTGACTGGCACATTGTCGGGCATTGTTGCGTCTAACGGCATAAAAAAACCAACTAAATAACAATGGCTAATCGCGCTTACATAATTACGCAACAGCCAGTCGTAAAGTCTGCGTTGGCTGGCACAGCGGAATGGGCTCGACTTGCGTGCAAACACAGCGACGGCAGTTTGTGGAACAACGGCACATGGGTAGTACGCGACGTACGCAACAGACCCGGCACAATCTCTAACCATGCTCGAGGGCTGGCAATGGATTTGTCGTATCGTTGGCTTAACCAAAAGAAGCTTGGCAAAGCAGACGGCCGCAAAACGTCACTAGCGTTCATTGTCAAGTGTTTAGAAAACGCAGACCATTTAGGCATACAACTTGTAATTGATTACGCAATGCAACGCTCATGGAAATGCGACCGGGGCACATGGCAACCGCTACCGAGTGTCGAGCAGGGCGACTGGTATCACATAGAGATTGACCCGCACGTCGCCAACGACCCGATCATCGCAAAACAGCGCTGGCAAGCCGTTTTTGGGGTATCACCGACAGAGGCAACAAAACCTGTTTAGGCTGGTCACCTACCGAGAAAGTAGGTCACTATGACACTCATCAGCAAACTTGCAATATCGCTATTTATTAGCGTCACGTCAATATTTATTTTGACACCGCCGCCTGCCCCAACAGCCGACGATCTAGCAGTCAGACAACCCGAGGTATTTGAGGGTTACGGCCGACCAGTTGACATACCTAGCACTACTAGCACCGTGCCCGTAACTACGCCTATAACGCAACCTGACGCGTGTCAGACCGTGTTTGACATGGCTCGACACGTCGGCTGGGCTGAACAAGACCTAACACAACTGGTCGCAATCGCCTACCGTGAAAGCCGTTGCAACCCTGCAGCGTTTAACCCGACCGACCCAAACGGTGGGTCAGCCGGCGTAATGCAAATTAACTACTTTTGGTGCAAACCGTCGTCGTACTACGCCAACGGCTACTTGCAGGCATACGGCCTGCTACGCACGTGCGACGATCTGTTTGACTTAGAGGACAATTTGCGTAGCGCGTTAGCAATCTTTAGGTACTCAAATGGGTGGCGTGCATGGTCACTTTAAAACATTTGTTTTTGGCAACCGTCTTGACGGCGTACACCTACCTGATAATGTCAGTCACCAACAAACGAAAGGCAAGAGATGACCGAGAACATCGACCCAAGAACTGACCCACAATTCCAGGCGCTTAAACACGTCATGGAACAGATCACACAAAACAAAGTGCCGATACGTCAGCCTTGGGAATTAGCAGCGCGTAGCACGCTTCGAGCAATCCAACACGAGATTGACGACCGCAACGTACTTGACGACGCTGAACTAATTGACGTACTGAATCAAACACGCATTGAGATCAAATATTTGTTAAGCATCATCACCGATCTTGACGAGCGCGTCAAAGAGCGTGACGCAGAGGTCAGCCGACTCGAGAGGTGGGCGCACCGTGCTAACTAAACACGAACGACACCGTATGCGTGTCGCAATGGTTGAGAGCCAAGCCAGCGCCAACGCTAAATGGACACCACAACAACAAATGCAAGTAGATACGGCGATACGCAAAATGGCGCGCATGATGCCACGCTTTACAGCCGATCAAGTTTGGTACGAGCTGGGCGTCACATTTCCAGTCACTAAAGGCATGACTGCTCGACTACTGGTTGCGCAACGTAACGGCGTTATAAAGAACACAGGCGAGATTACGTTTGCTGAGCGTGGCGGCGAACACGATCACGCGCAACGCTTAACAATATGGCAATCGTTGTGAGCGGATTTAACCTTGACAATTACGTTGACGTACCTACACGTCTAAGCATGGCATTAAAAAAATATCCTGACCTACGCATACAAGAAACACACCGCGAGATAATAGAGATGCCCGACAAATCATGCTTTATACGTTGCACGGTCACCGTGTGGCGCGACCAAGCCGACCCGATACCTGCAGTTGCGTCAGCGTGCGAGATTTATCCGGGTCGCACGCCGTACACAAAGATGAGCGAGAATGAGGTCGGGTTTACTAGCGCGCTGGGTCGAGCGCTTGGCTACATGGGCTTTGGTATAAACAAGAGCATTGCGAGCCGTAACGAGGTTGAGGCAGCGCAATCAAGGCAACCTACAGGCCGTTTAGCGCCAGTTGTACCGATGCACGACGTTGAGATGCCATTCCCCGACGCACCAGTACAGGAGTATGCAACGCCTAAGCAGTTGGGCATGATGCGAGCGTTGGCTAACGGGCAGAACATTGCGCAAGACAAACTTAAAGAGTATTGCACCAACGTACTTGGCCGTCAGATAAACACAACAGGCGATCTAACTAAACGTGATGTTAGTCGAGTGATTGACGCGCTAAAACTAGGTGAGCCACAATGACCGACGTTCAGCAACTTAAGCAGATAATGCAGGCGTTAAGCATGGTGCAGACGATGACCGATTTCTTAGGCAAAGATGATGTAGAAAAACATTTGCGTTGGGCAGCCAAAAACTATGCCGAACGCATCTACAGGCAAAGCAACAAAGACAAATAGTACGGGCATGACCTAAGCCAGTTGCATGGCGGTTGGTAACACACGGCAACGTGGGTAGATGATGCGCGTGGTAACACGTGGTCAAGCAAATTGCGCTAAAGAGTTAGGGTGTCGAGTGAAGGCAGACGACGGGGGGCTTAGCGCACTAGGTCTCACACACAACATAAATTGACATACCACAAACAAACAACAAACATAAAGTTGACAACATGACCAATCACAACCGACCGAGAGCAAGCGCGATAGCGCGCGCTAGCAACTAATGCCAACACGCAGACGCACACACAACCAAGAACAACTAGGCCACTACACACAACGCAACCGCGCACGCTCAACAGCCGAATTCAAACGCAACAGACGCGCACTACTAACCGGCAACCCAGCCTGCCATTGGTGCGGCATACGCGAAGCAACCACAGCAGACCACCTAATAGAAATAGATCGCTGGCCAGCAAACACACACGGCATCAACGCATTAGAAAATTTAGTTGCAGCATGCAAACCATGCAACAGTTCACGCGGCGCTCGATACGGAAACCTAAAACGAAAAGGCATATACGAACGACCACCACAAATTGCAAATGCATTAAATACATCGCAACGTATTTTTATACAGAACACAGACGACCCCGACTCGTCCATAGCCTTATTTCATAAGGGTTTGGCAGGATTGGCGGGAACTGGCGCTGACCAGCCGATGCATAAACATACAGCGCCATACAAGCCAAGATTGGAAACTAGCGTTGATCGGCGAGGGGTATTTCTTGTTGACGGTGTGGTTGATTGGGCGCGCGAATATTTGGATTGCGAACTTATGGAGTGGCAAAAGTATTGTGCCGGCGGAGTTTTGGCGCATGATGAACACGGCGATCTGTTGCACAGGCAAGCGTTGGTGTCGGTTGCTCGACAAAACGGCAAGTCTAAATTGCTTGAAAGCCTTGTGGGTTTTTGGTGTACTGAGATGCCAAAATTGCGAGGCGAGCCACAAACGATTATTACAACTGCCCACAAACTTGACTTGGCAATCGAATTGTTCCACAAAATTGCCCCAATTCTTGAACAGCATTTTGGCGCTATTTTGACTTGGGCGGTTGGCCGTAACGAAGCCAATTTGCCTGACGGTACGCGCTGGCTAGTACGCGCCGCTACCCCTACGTCATTTCACGGGTTAACGGCTGACCTAGTTTGCATTGACGAATTGTGGGCGGTAACCCCTGAGGCCGTGTCGGTTGGTTTGTTGCCTACCATGCGTACTCGCCGTAGCCCCATGCTATTTATGACCAGCACAAGTGGCGACGAGTCGAGCAAAGAAATGTTGCGTTGGCGTGAGCAGGGTTTGCGATCTATTGACGATCACAAAATGTCGTCGCTATATTTTGCCGAATATTCACCCGCTGCAACTACTGACCCGATGACCGTTGACGCTTGGCTGCAAGCCAACCCAGCGATTGGCCACACGTTGACTGTTGACGTGCTACAAGCCGAAGCCGAGCAACCTAACCGCAACGCATTTTTGCGGTCGTCAGTAAATTTGTGGACTGCCAGCGCTCACGGCTGGCTACAGCCGGGGGTTTGGGCAAGTCTTAAAACCGATCTGCCTATGCCTAAAGGCGGCGTTTTGGCTATTGAGCAATCGCAAGACGAGAGCAGGTTTGTTGGGGTTCGAGCAGCGCTAAACGGCGACGGCAACATACAGGTTTGCCAACAGTTTGTGACCGACACTTTGTCGGAGTGTTGGCAGGCCGTTGACGACGTTTGTAAAGATACAACGACTCGACTACTGATAACGCCAGCGTTTGAAATGTCTATGCCCAGCAAGTTTGCGCACCGATCACAAATGGTTGGCAACCGTGAGCTGACGCGCTGGACACAAGTTTGTCGCACAGCAATAATAGAAAAACGGGTTAGGCATGACGGGTCAACATTGTTAGCGCAACATTGCGAACGCGCCGTAGCGGTCAAAAATCAGGGTGCATTATCTTTGTCGTCAATCCGATCACCCGGCCCGATCGAGTTAGCACGTTGCCTAGTGTTTGCCGTCAGCACAATTAACAAACCTGCGGTTATCGGTAAACCTATGATCGTTGTGGCTAGTGGCTAGTATGCAAAACGGGTGGCCGTCGTTTACTTATGCTTTCTCGGTTACGTTCGCGGCGGCCACCTATCAACACGGGCAAGCGATACGCGTGGCATACTTAGCAAATGGCAATCTTTAGCAGGTCAATAAACAAAGCGGCAATATCGCCTGAGCCAACTAAAGCGGCAGCGGCTGGTAGTTATTACAGCAACAGCGTCAACAACGGTGGCGCAAACATGGTCGGTCAGTACTACTCGTACGTAGAGGGCGACGCACGCAACCGTGCAATGAGCGTGCCAACCGTCAGTCGAGCGCGCGATCTTATGGCCAGCGTCATCGGTTGCATGAACTTAAAGATGTACAACGAAATTTGGAACGGCAACGAAATGGAAAAGTTGCCGATTGCACCGCGCACTTGGCTACGCAAAATAGACCCAACATTGCCAAACAATTTTATTTTGTCTTGGACATTTGACGATCTATTTTTTTACGGTCGCGCGTTTTGGTACATTACGTCGCGCACAGCCGACGGATACCCAGCGTCGTACACTCGACTACCTGCAGCAATGGTGCAGACTTTAGATCAGTCAGGGCCAGTTTGGTTTGCGCCGTCAAAACAAATTATTTTTCAAGGCGGCAATTTAGACCCAAATGATGTTGTGCAATTTTTGTCGCCAATTCAAGGCATCGTTTACCAGTCAACCCAAGCAGTCGCAACAGCGTTACAACTTGAAGCCAGCCGCTATCGCAATTCAAGTAGTCAGATTCCAGCCGGCGTTTTACGGCAAGTCGGCGGCGAGCCTTTAAGCGCGCAAGAGTTAGCCGATCTAGCAGCGGCGTTTAATGTTGCGCGTGCAACTAATCAGACTGCAGCGCTTAACGAATTTGTGACTTACACAGAAACCGCAACTAGCCCTGACAAGATGCTTTTAATTGACAGCGCCGAATTCCAAGCAATGGAAATGGCACGTTTGTGCAACATTCCGCCGTACCTTGCAGGCGTGTCAGTCGGCAGTTACTCGTACCAGTCAAGTGCTGAAGCGCGCATGGACTTGTGGACATTTGGCGTACGCGCTTACGCCGACTGCATCGCTGGCACACTAAGCCAAAACAATGTTCTTCCCTCGGGCACTTACGTTGAGTTTGACGTAGAGCAATATTTGTCAGGCGAATACTCAATGAGTGATTACCGTGAGGACAATTCCGAAACACCAATACCAAATGGAGTACTATAAATTTTATGATCCGATTAACCCCTTCACAGATCACGGTTGATGCAGCGGCGGCAGAGGGCTTGCCGTCGCGCTCAATCTCAGGCGTGGCAGTTACTTACGACGAAACAGCAACCGTTAATGACGGCACTAAGGTACGATTTTTGCAAGGGTCGTTGCCAGTCACGGGGCGCGACCCGAAACTATTTATGCAGCACGACAGCAATCAGATTGTCGGCAAAGTAGTTGAGCGCGTGGACACGCCACAGGGCATGATGTTTACGGCCAAGATCAGCGCCACTCGACTAGGCGATGAAGCTTTGACGTTGGCTAATGACGGCGTTATTGACGCTGTATCGGTAGGCGTAACCCCAACAAAGTTTAGTTATGACGAGGAAGGCGTGATGATTGTTGAGGCGGCCACATGGCAAGAATTGTCGCTGGTCAGCGAGGGCGCGTTTAGCGGTGCAGTCATTACCGAGGTCGCGGCCAGCGCGCCTGACGAGGTGGCCGAGGGTATCCCCGAAACAGAATTAACTAATGCTATACAATCAGAACAAGACGATCAAAAGGACAAAGACATGACCGACAAAATTGAAACCCCAGTAGCAGAAGCAGCCGCAAGCACAGTTGAAAAATTGTGGGCGCAACCTGCACGCGAATTCAAGATGCCAACAGCAGCCGAATACATGGCAGCAATGCACGCTGGTGGCGACACATTTGCAAACGTGAACGCGGCATACAAAGCAGCAGTCAAAAAACAGCAGTCAGCGTTGCAAGCAGCAGCAGGCGACATTTTGACAACCGACACACCGGGTCTTTTGCCAGTTCCAGTTCTTGGGCCACTATTTCAAGACTTAAACTTTGTGCGACCAGTTGTCAGCGCATTTGGTGCGCGTGCAATGCCAAACACACCGTCAAAAACTTTTGTGCGACCAACAATCACGACGCACACAAGTGCAGCAACACAGACCGAAGGTGCTGCAGTAAGTGCAACCACAATGGTAATTGCCGCCAATACAGTTACAAAAACTACCGTAGCTGGCCAAGTGTCAATCAGTTTTCAAGACATGTCGTTCACGGATCCCGCATCCATGAATTTAATTTTGAATGACCTTGCAGGAGAATATCTCATTGCAACCGACAACATTGCAGCAGATGCACTTGTTGCTGGCAAAACAGCATCAGGCTCAACATGGACTGTCACCGCTGGTGATCCAACATCGTTAATTAACTCGCTGTATGACGCAGCACGCGAAATTACAGAGGACAGCAACTACTTTCCAACACACTTGTGCGTAAGCCCAGACGTGTGGGAAAAATTGGGTTCACAATTGGACTCAAGCAAGCGCCCGATTTTGGGATACACCACTAATGGTGTCATTGGTCAAAACTCGCTTGGTCGAGTTGGCGGCCTGCAGTACACCGGCATGGATGTCATGGGCTTGACGCTGGTTGTAGATAACAACTTTGCATCTGGCACAATGCTTGTTGTTTACGCCCCAGGCTTTGAAATTTACGAAGCACAGCAAGGTGTCTTGTCAATCATTAACCCAGGCAACTTGTCACGCACGTTCTCTTACTACGGTTACTTCTCAACATTTGTTGCTAAGTCATCGTTTATTCAGGGCATCGTAATCGCCTAGTCGCATGGCGGCTACACCGCTATGGCGACCTATCTAACAGCGTCAAAACAGTTACTAAATAACTACGCCTGCATTTCAACGCTCGAGCCAACCGACATACAGGTTGGCGACACGATCGTTGTTGCAAGCATTGCCGCACCGTTTAACGGTACGTTCACCGTGTTGTCATGTCCGCAATACGAATACACAGGCATAGACAGCACTACAGGCGAATGGCTGTTTAACGAGAACGTACCGCGCGCTAATCAAGTGCTGTACGCCTGCACAGGCGATGCAGTCGAATACAGCGCGTTTTACACAGGCACAGTTACGTTCACACCGACTTGCACGTGGGTCACGGTCGCAAACCTTGT